AAATGCTGTCGCCGCTGACCCGGTTCCGGTTGATCGACCTGGATCGACTTTTGCCGGACTGCCGCGATCCTGCGGGCAGCATTTATAGGAGAACACGGATATGGCCAACGGCACCGTGAAATGGTTCAACACCACCAAAGGTTTCGGTTTCATCGAGCCTGAGCAGGGCAGCAAGGATGTGTTCCTGCACATCTCGACCGTCGAGCGCGCTGGCATCGGCCAGTTGACGGACGGCCAGAAGGTCACCTTCGACGTCGAATCCGGGCGCGATGGTCGCCAGTCGGCCTGCAATCTGGCACTTGCTTGAAAACTTCGCTGGAAGACCTCATCCCCGGCGTCCCCGAGCAAACGGGAAATGGTGGCAAGCTTCTGAAGCCCACCTTTCCTGGCACCAAAGCTGTTGTATCAGGTCCGATGTCTCTGAAGGAGAAAACGACCGTCAACGCCATGGACACGCTGGAAGAAGAGGCCAAGGCGCGCGCGGAGAAAACCGCGCGCCTCCGGGCTGCGCGGCAAGAGCGCGATTCCGGCAGCACACGATAGGCTGACCACTGCGTACCCCAAGAAGGGGCAGCATGGGTCGCGCCGCACCTAAAGGCATTTGTTTATCAGGCGAGCGCATCAAGCGATGCGGTTCCTTTCCGGCGCTTACCCCTCCCAAAGGATGCTTGCCCAGACGACCTGTTCCACGTTCTGCTGGCGACAGGCCAGATGCATGACATATTTCGAGGAGAGAAATGATGGGATACTCATCCCCTAAAAAACAGCTGGACCTCAAAGAATTCCTGAGCACGCCAGCAACGAAGCGGCCGAGCGCAAAAGGCTTTGGCTTCCGTAAGTACCCTTTTCCCAAGGATGCCACGCCAGAGACCACGCCCGATACCCCGGACGCTGACGGCAAGGAAAGCTGATCCGCCACGACTGAAAGACCTTTTGCGCCCTGCCACTGTTGCCGGGCACGAACCCACCTGCGGTGAGACTCACCGCATCGAACAGATCCCGGCGCCGACCCCGACTGGTCTCGCGCAGGGCCGCCCTGTGAAGAGGCAGCCCGGATCTACTAAAATTGAAAGATACTACGAATGATGGAAATTCAATGGGGCCAGCCCGTGGTCCTGATTACCCCGCATGATGGCGAGGCGGAACGCTTCGGCACAATCGAGAAAGCCCGTTACTGGCTGCGCCGCAAATGGCCGGTTTCGGACAAGGCCCGAAACACGGCGCTGAGACAGGTTGAAGCCGCAATGGATTGCATGCAACCCGTCGAGGAGGCACGCAATGCTTTCCTTGTCGCGGCTCTTTCAGCCGGATTTGTCCCTGCCCGCGCCATCTGAATGATCTGGATGCCTCCCGCCCAAGTTTTTGGGCAGAGGCACGATATACATTGGCCACGCTTTTAAGAGCGGGTCACAGAGGCCCGCACCTGACCTACATGCTGCGGTCAAATCGGAGCGTGGGATGATCCAGCAAGCAGCGACAATCCGCTGTACCGCGCACCGTTCATCACACGCGACTTGTCCCGCCAGGCAGGACCACTACTCTCGAAATTGCAGTGTCCTAACCACACAACTGCCCGCGCAGCTCAACGAGCGCGCAACGCCCGCCATCCCCCCAGATTGGCGGGGCATCTCATTGTGCGGCTACCTTAGCGTGCCTTATCCCGCTGGCGGCTGGCCCAAAGCGCGGCCAGCACGGCGCCGACGGCAAGCGCGGCCTCGATAATGGGCTGCTGAAGTTCGGCCGGCACCCAACCCTTGGCGACGGCATAGGCCAGCGCGGGCGGCAGGACATGGCGAGCGAGGCGAGCGATTTCGGTCTGCATGATCAGGCCTCCTTGCCCATCTCGCGCACAGTGATCGAGCGCGACGAGTGGATGTAAAAATCGCGCGCGGTCATCGCTGGCACCGTTTCGACAGTGACCGTGGCCGTATCCTGACCCGGATACTGGTCAGTGATCTCGACCTGAACAGGCCAACCGGCGTGCGCGTCGATGGTGATTTTCGTGGTCATTTCAGGCTCCGTTGATATAGGCCACACAGGCCCGGTGAATGCCCTGCACCAGGGCGGCATAGTGACGGTCGGCGGCGGCGCAGTCGGTCGGGTTGCTGCCAAAATACGGCTCCAGCAGCACCGCAGGCGCACGACCCGCGTGCAGGCTGAGGCCGCCACGGTCATTGCGTGCGCGGGCGATGATGCCGCGATCCCGCAGCCCGAGCGCCTGCACCATGGCGGGCTGGATCATGCCGGCCAGACGCCGCGAGCCCTTCGAGCCACTGGTCAATGTTTCGGTGCCGCTGGCGGATACCGGCCCGCCGTTGAAGTGCAGCTCCACCGAGGCCACTGCGCCCTTGGCATCAACCGCGGCATAGGTCTCGCGGATCTCCGCGCTGTACGGCCGACCGGCAGGGCGCCGGAAAACCTCATACATCCCCGGCGCGCAGGCGCGGATGGCTGCGGCCAGATCCCCGCACCAGTCATATTCGGTGCGCCCGTCAATCTGACGGACAGCACCCTGCGACCGGGCGTTATGCCCGATCACCAAGGCGACCTTGGTCATGTCTATCTCCGTGGGTTTGGAAGGCAGCACCGCCGTCACGGCGGCGCAGTTGAACCGGGCGCCAAATGATTTTGACGACCGGCGATTATGTGGCAGCCTGAAAGCACAGCCCGTTTACGGCCTGTACTGGTTGATCAGATTACATGAGGATTTAAGATGAACTGCAAAACCACCTTCTTGACCGCAATGGCCCTAGGCATTTTCGCCGCCACTGCTGCGTCAGCGGACTGCAAAGGGTCCAATGGACGGGGCTGGGGTAAAGGTCAGGGCAAAGGCCAGTTTGAGATGTCAGCCGCTGACAAGAAGTGCCTTATCAGCTACCCGGGCTTCATCTACGAAGCGGAGAACCGTCGGGTACCGGCAAACGAGGTCAAGCTCACCCGCGCACCGAAGAACGGCACCATCTCGCTTTCTAAAGACGGGTTGATCTATACCCCGGCGGCGGGCTTCAAGGGCCAGGACAAGTTCTGCACGAAGAACACCGCCAAGGGCGAAAAGGGCAGCCTTTCGGGCTGCGTCACCGTCACGGTGAAGTGAGTAGAAAGCCCATCTGACCTTCGGCTGGGCGACAGATCAATTTCCCTCTGATTATACTGTTGAGCCCCGTCATCAGGTCAGCATCCCCTAGCAGTTGAAAAGCCCGCGCGAGGCGGGCGGGTGGTTTCCGGGTTGCGTTGATTGAGGGATGCCCCCTATACACGCGCCAGTTGTTAGTGATTGATCAGGAGGGATTGTCTCCCATGGAACGCAGCCGAAACTTGCGTGCCGAACTCTCTGCCTACATCGCGCGCACGGGCCTCACGCAGGAAGCGCTGGACGATCTGGCGGCGAAAATCTGGAATGAACGGGCCACCGATGACCTGCGCATCCTCAGGGTTTGCGCCAGAGCCGCCAAAGCTCGATGATCTGCTTGGGGTCGTTGACCCCGATCAGCAGCCAGCGCATCGCGCCCTCTGCCGTCAGGGTCACAATGGCGGCAGCGATGGGCAGCGGCACGCTGAACACTTGCGCTGCATAGTCAGCACTGACCCCGGCCGCGCCCACGCCGACAATCATCGTTACCATGACTTTTGCCGGACTGAGCTGGCGGGTTGTCCTGATCTTGACGATGAGCGCGACGATGACCGCGATCCAGAAATCAAGGCTGCGAAACGGGGATGGATCTTGCACGGCGCCTCCTGCGCATGAAAAAGCCCGCGCGAGGCGGGGTGGGATATTGGGGATCATGACGGGGTGCGGATCAGGCCCCGATGAGCCTTTCATGCATTTCGGCAATCGCCGCCTCGACCTCCTCAACCGCCGTCGCGGCGTCGATTGCGGCGTTGGCGGTGAGCCGGAGGGCCTCCAGATCAGCAGCGGCGCTGCGCCACAGGGTGGCGAGGTTGAGCCAGATCTGCGCGAGGCTGGCGGCGTCGGGGGCGGTGATGCCCAGCTCGGCCGAGAGCAGCGGATAGTCGGCAATACCCGGCGCGGGATCTGCTATCCAGGCGCGGGCCTCTGCTTCCTTGGCGAGGTAGATCATGCTCTGCCCAGGCAGATCGGTGATCATCCTTGCACGCGCCTGTGCAATGGCAGCCGTCAGTCCGGCGCGGGCTGCGACCTTTGCCCCCTCCAGTTCAGCAGCCGCGCGGGCTTCGGCGGTGATCGTCTTGTTCCAGTCGATCATTGGCTGATCTCCTCAGGGCTATAGCTCGGCAGAAGGATCGGCCCGTCTGTCGTGACGAGGATCGGCTCGGGATGGGTGACCACCCGCGATTCAGGCGGTGCGGGCCACGGGATCGGGCCATGTGGCAGGATCAGTGTCAGATGGATCACACCATCGATACGGGTGACCTCCGAGGCCAGCCAGTCGCAATTCACCGCTTCACGCGGCAGGACGACGCCCTCGGGCAAGGGGCCGAAGTCGAGATCCTCGCCATTGAGTGTGAGGACGCTACCCTGAAGGGAAGGGATCAGGATCGCATCGGAACGGATCGGCGAAAACGAGATGTACAAATGCATGAGTGGCCCTCCTCAGAACCAGCGGCCGAAAGCAACCAGAGAAGTCGTTCGGTCAGCAGCGAGTGACGAACTGACAGATGTAGGGCTAAATCCGACGCCTGCGGCACTTGGTGCGTTTGCGACCGCACCAAATGCCGATCCAAACAGCGGCGTTGCACAAACCTCTGGCGCAGCAGAAAACGCTGCGGGAAAGGTCCACGTTTCATAAGACGCACGATACCCGCCATGAAACGCCTGTGTCAGTGCCAGACCAACCTGCACCCTACGTCCCCAGCAGATCTGCGTGCCATCTGCGAGGCGGATATACACGCCATTGGCATTACTTCCTGGCTCGAAAGACCGGCCCGTCGGCACCCCGCCGGACTGGGAGACCGTCCCGACCAGCACGCCCTGGTGCATCATTTCCACCCAGGGGCCCCAGCCAGATGCGCCGTAGCTGCGCGAGAACTCCCGCAGACCGGAGGCAGTGGTATTGCCGCCGTGGCTGATAAACTTCTGTGTTACATTGGTCGGGGTCCGAGCCACGACGATAACTGCCCCTGCGCTGTACAGCGGGTAATTGTTACCTGTCGTGTTGGCAGATGCCGAATTGTAGAAAAGCCCCGAGGTCAGGATGTTGTCCAGATTATCGGTCGCCCCCAGAGAGATCGCGGTTCCCAGCCCGAAATCTCCTGTCTTCAGCAGCCGCCCGGCTGTCGTGTCGTTGGGCGACTGCGTGACTGCGGAGCCGAACAAAGGCACATCGATCTGCATCCCCGCGTTGGAAAGCAGCCATCTGGTAACCCCACCCGTCACGGCCGCGAGCTGGTTCGCGCCGGGGCGGTAAAGCCCTGTATCCGGATCAGCGGCAAAACTGATACCCGGATTGGCAGCGCTGCCATTGAGAAACAGCCCCGGCCCTGTCGCAAGCGCCAGGGCATTGAACTCCGGCACAGCCGTCACAAGCCATGCAAGGAATGAATCCATTCGTGGAGAGAATGTCGCCGGGTTATTGCGCGATGGCGCCGGCGGCGGGAGAGTGATCGGCATCAGGTAAGCCCCTCGACTTCAAGGTTGCCAAAAGATCGGTTGGTGGTGAGCGGGATCGAGAAGTCCCGGAAGAACCCGTAGACCGTGGTCCCGTACTGGCTGGTGGAGGGACCGGCGTAATAGACCGCCGGCGTTGCCCTCAGCCGCGCGAGGATGCCGCGAATGCGCCGCGCATCCTCAGTTGGGAAAGCAAACCGAAAACTCGCGGTCTGGGCATAGGCGCGTTCGATGATGATCGCATTGCCGAAATCATCGCGTTCCTTGCGCGAGAAATCCTCGATGCCGATCGCTGTATCGACAAGCGCCTCGCCAAGGATCTGGTCACGGCCGACAACGATTTGTCCGACCTGTGTCGCGCTCCCGCTGGCCACAGTAATATCGAGCGTCACACCGGAATAGATCGGCACTCCGGTGACAATCTCCTGCGTGTCATAAACCACTGGCTCGAAGCAGTAGGACCAGCCATCGAAGACAGCGCTGTTGTCGACGATGGTGCGCGTGACATCATAGATGACCCCATCCACCGGATCGGTCACCTTGACCCGAACCGATGATGCGTTGAGCCCGAAGAACGCGACAGCATCCGCAAGGCTGCTGATCTGAAGCGAATAGGTGATGCTGCCCGTCTTCACGACCGGATCGGAGATCAGCCGGTCAAACGCCTTCCAGCGGTTCGTCGCCCCCAGCTTCAGCCAGTAGGTGCTGCCCGCGTCCAGCAGCGGGTCCTGCCCGGTATGCGCCTGCACGGCCTCATAAACAGCATGCCCCCGGATCACCTGGTTGCCGATGGCATAGGCCGCCCCGACATTCCACGCAGCGGCATCGGCTTCCGGGACGTTGGACGAAACCAGCATGGCTTCGGTAATGGCAATCGGCTCGACCACCCTCATTCTGTGCGCTCCGCAGGCAGACCATTGGCATCCCAGTCCCGCACGATCCGGGCCTGCTGACGCTCGTACCCTTCGATCCTCAGCAGCAGCTGGGTGTTTTCTGCGCGGGCGGCAGCAACCTCCCGGCGCAATTCGGTGATCGCCTCCACCACGGCACGATTGTCGAGCATCTCCCGGGTCTCACGCGGGCTGTAGACCCGGGACGGGGCCACGAGCTCCAGATCATTTTCCCCGATATACGCAGGGCCGCCGCTATGCTGACCGCCGCGGGCAAATGCCGGGTACTTCTGATCTTTCAGCCACTTTTCCGCCGCTGCTCTGGTGATGAATTGTGCCCCGCCTGGCCCGATGGTACCCCGGATTCCACCGAGCGGGCCAAGGATCGAAAAGCCCTCGACCCTACCGTCATCGCTGCCGTATTGACGCCAGAAGATCCGGAAATCGTCCAGCGTCAGGCTTTCACCCTGTGTCTCCTCCGGCAAAAGGCTGTCGAGATACCGGCGTTCGCGCGATCCCGTGGGATCATAGATCGTCCCGCGCAAGAGATCGCCCTTGCTATACCCCGCCACACGGTTGCGCAGCGTGTTCCGATCCATTCCGGTGGCATCGATTCCGAGGATTTCGGCCATCCGCGCAAGTTCGGTGTCATCGACAAAGGCACGGCCTTCACCATCGCGGGTCAACGTCCCCACATAGGCGTTCAGCGCTGCAACTTTTGCCGCACGCTCCTGCCGGTTGCCCTCAGCCTCTATCACTTTCCGCAAATCCGCGAGCGACCCGCCCAGTGTGGCGAGCGCGCCCCGCATCGTGGCAAGCGGATTGGTAATATTCGAGGTCGTCGCCGTCTCGAACCATACCGAGAATGCCTTTGCAGGCTCGAATGCGAAGCTCCCGCCGAGCAGGATCTTGCCCGTCGTGGTACCGTTGATCGCATCGAGAAGGGTCTTCTGTCTGTCATTGAGCCCGGAAAGATCCACAGCCCCCTTGATCGTGCGAAGAATGGTCGAGGTGGTGGCGCGCAGCATCTTGAGCTGATCCGCCCCCAGCTTTGCCAGAGTCACGCCACCGGAGATTGTGATATCGACCCTTCCGGCTTCGGCAAGAAGCATGCGGCGTTGGTCCACTGTCAGCGCGCCGGAAGCCTTGAGGATCGCAGCACGGTTCACCGTTCCGGAAATCGCAGCGAGCAACAGGCGCTGATCGGTGGTCATGGACCCTGTTGCCCTCAGATCCGCGTTCTTCCGCACCGTTTCGCTGATCGCGCCAAGCAGCATCCGCTGATCGGCGGAAAGCGCAGACAACGCGATCTGGCCCGTGATCGTCTTCTGGAAGGCTTTGCTGCCTGCCCCGATCTGCGCCAGAAACAAGGCCCCAGTGGGTGATAGACCTGCCAGGCTGATCGCAGCACGGATCGTCTTGAAGGACTCTTGTGCCGATGAAATCAGGGCCGCGCGCTGATCGGCCGTCATGCTGCTGGCAAACACGGACGCAACCGTAATCGCCCGCGCGGCCGCCGTGTTTGCATTCAGCAGGAGGCGACGGGTCGGGCCGTCCATATCCGAAGCGAGAACACCAGTGATGTTCGCGATATACTCACCCTGCTGCGCCAGCAGAATCCGTCGCGCGCGCTCCCCCATCTGCGCGCTGATCGCAGCCTCGATCATCGCCGCGTAGCTGCCCTGCTGGGCGATCACGATCCGCCGCACACCGTCGCTGATCCCGGGAGAAAGTGAAGCCATGACGCTGACCGCATATGCACCGACATTACCGAGCGCGAGACGCATCGCAGCCGGGCTGATCCCGGAGGAAAGCGTCGCCGTCACAACCCGCGACAATTCCGAGTTTCCGGCCAGCGCGATCCGCATCACATCGACCGGCAGCGCAGCCCCCGTCAGCAGATGTACGGTCTTTTGCAGGCTCGACACATCGGCCAGTGCCAGCCGCGTCAGATCATGGCCCAGATCGTTCTGGGCCAGGTAATCGATGGTCTTGATGTGCTCGGAGGCCCCGGTCAGCGCCAGCCACTTCAGATCGGCAGGCAGATCACTGCGCGTCAGGAAATCAATATAGCCGGTGACGCCTGTCGCTGCATTGTTCAGTAAGGCGCGCAGATGCGGTGGGATGTCGGCATCCGCGATCACATCCACGGTCACCGCCAGGCGCTCCCGCAGGAACTGGTAGTTGATCATCTCGGCCGCGGCGATAGCCTGCTGAAGGCCGCCCAGCTGGCCGTTCAGCTGATCGATCATCGCCTCGTCCAATACGCCACCGCCGGCGAGGAAATCCCGCACCTCGGTCAACACATCGATCTGCTGCCCCAGCAGCCCGGCGATCACGTCATGCCGGGCCCCCTCGATATCTGCAACGCCCTGCACCAGCCCAAGGTCGGACAGAACGCGCGCCTGCGCGCGCGCCAGTTCCACACGGTTGCGCGCCATATCGCGCTGGCTTGCCAGCATCGCATCGGCGGCGCCGGTCAGATCACCAACCGCCGCGATATCGCCTGCCACAGCGCGCGCCAGAATGGCTTGATAGCGTGCTTCATTGTACACCAGCGCCTGCTGCCCGGAGACCAGCGCCCCTGCCGTGCCACGAAGCCGGTCAATATAGTCGCGGATCGATTGCGCCGCGCGGTACCATGTCCGGGCTGCATCCAGCGCCGCCCGCTGCGCCTCCGTCGTCGCATCGATCGTCGCGTCCAGCCCGGTCGAGACCATGCCGGTCAGCTGCTCCATTTCGCGCGTCATCTGGGCAATCGACGGCAGAACCTGATCCATCACCCCGGAAAGGCCAATCAGCGTTGCATAGAGCTCCTGCTGTTTCTTGTCAGTCAGATCCAGCGCCTCGACCATCAGCCGGTATTCCGCCCGCGACTTCGGCATGGCAGCCCCGAGCCTGGCCAGCTCCGTCCCGGCCCGCCGCGTGGCGGTCGCGACCTGTTCTTCCTGCGTGTAGAAGGTCTGGAAATAGTTCGCGGTTGCCGTGGCCATGTTGTCCAGACCGCCGAACGCATCGGCCAGCGATGATGCGACATCCCCGCCGACAAGCCCCACCATGTCGAACCGATGCCCCAGCAGATCCACCACGTCGCGGACGCCGGTCAGGCTGGCCGACAGTCGGGTCAGCGTATCCAGCGCGGTTTCGCCCGCCCGGGTATAGGCATCCGTCCCCAGCACCAGCTCGGCCATCCCTGCCCCGGCCTTGGCCATTTCCGCCTGCAAGGCCTGAAGCACCTGTTCCTCGGACATGTCCTTGGTGCTGATCTTGAAATCATGCACGAAATCAGCAATCGCACCCGATCCCAGATCCAGCACCCCCGCCATGTCGCGGATATTGCCGCGCAGATCGGCATAGGCGAGGCCGATGGTATCAGACACCTGCGGGTCAAGCGCCTCGGTCGAGGTCTTGTTCGACCGGAACAGCCCGCCCTTGTAGTAGCGATAGGACGAGCCATCGAACGTGTCACCAGTGAACTGGCCCATCACGCCGGTATCGGCCAGCTTGCGCCCGAACAGCGCCTTGCCGAGCGACATGACAAGCCCGATGCCGCCCGCGATCATGCCCACGGTGCCCAGCATGCCGCCCAGACCGCCCAGCATCCCTGCCCCGCCCGCGCCGGTACCGCCAAAACCGAACAGCTTGCCGATGCCGCCAAGGAAGCCTTTTCTGGATGCCAGCCCTTTGCCCAGCCAGCTGTTCTTGCCGATCAGGCTGCCAAGGCCGAGCAGGCCGGGCGCGCCGCCAGCTGCGCCAGCCGCGGGGACGCCTCCTCCTGCGGGCAGGAAGCCCATCGAGACCATGATCTGCTGTTTCGCGGCATCCGCGATCATCTGGTGCAGGGTCTGTTTGAACAGATCGCCAAGGCCGGAAATATCCTTGCCCCCCGACATCACGAAATCAGCCCAGGCATTCGAAAGATCACCCACCAGCGGCACGCTCTCGGCCAGTTGCAGGTTCAGTTTCTCTTGCGCTTTGGCCATTTGCTCGGGCGTCAGATAGCCTTTCAGCCGTGCCAGTTCCTCGACCTCGCGTCGATAGCGCGCCATGGGATCGATCAGGTCGATCCACTTCTGCTTCTCCCGATCAAGCTCTTTGGCGAGTTTTTTCGCGGCATCTGCACCAGCTCCCGCGCGTTTCTTCGCCGCGCGCTCACTTTCGGCGGATGCCTTGCGCTCGGCATCCAGCGTGGCATCCAGGCTTAGATTTGCCAGATCCAGCGCCTTACCAGCCTCCAGCGCCTTCTTTTCTGCCCACCCAAGGACGCCGCCCTTTCCTTCGGCAGCTTTGATCTGCGAGTTCCAAGTCGCAGCAATGTTGAACTTTTCAACTTCCATCCGGGCTTCGGCTACAGATTTCCCCGCTCTCAGGGCGTTCAATTCAATGACCTTGGATGAACGGGCGATCATGCCCCCGCCAATCTGCGACAGCGCCGAAAGGATGCCGTAAAGCTCAGCCTTGACACCCGACATGGCAGCCGACCAGTTCCAGGTTTCGCCCGTGGACAGCCCCAGCGCCCCCAAAACGCTGTTTGCCGCATTTTCCAGGCCATGCATCACCATTTCGCTGGCAGAGATACCGCGCGACATGTTGAACGCTTCCAGCGCAGCGTCCCGGATGCGCTGCGCATTGATGCCGACAATGTTGTTCTGCTTGATGTATTCTTCGGCCGTTCGCATCGCCGCAGCGCGCCGCAGATCCTCAACCTGGCGTGACTTTTCGCCATGAATGGCAATCGCACGGGCAAGTTCAGCCTGCCGGGAATAGTCGTCGATCGCACCATTCGCTGCCTTCGACAGTTTCTCGCCAGCAGCGCGGGCACGTTCAAGCGGATCGACAATCTCTCCAGCGGACAAGGACAATAGCAGAGCTTGCTTGGCGACTTCCTGAAGCTGCGGCGGGATACGCTCGACGGAACCGAAGATCGCCACAAAACTGTCATTGAGGCGAACGGCAGCGGCCACCTGATCCTCAATCGGCTTCCCCTGCGCAGAAAGAGCAAGCGACATTGCCCCAGCAGTATCAAGAGCCTGTGCTTCCGTAATCCCCAACTGCTTCTGAAGATTGATTGCCGTCTCCTGCCATTCCTTCATCACCCCCAAACCACGGTTGAACCAGAGCGGGCCATCTTCCACCCCATAGACCATCTTGTCAGAAAGCCCGCCGAAGGTTTCCGCCAGCCGCTTCAGCGCAGCATCCATCGTTTGAACCGCCTCGATTTTGGCAAACTGCGCCAGAATCTGGGCCGCCTGCGAGGCCTCCGCCGAGACCGATCCGAACTGGGCGACAAGCTCGATCTGCGATTTATTGGCCAACTCAGTATACCGGCTATAACGCGCGACAGCGTCAGACAGGTCATCCACGGCCTCTTTCGCAGCATCGGCGGCACCTTTCATATTGAAAAGCATCGGTGCCACAGCAGCGCCGACAGCAACCAGAGTGCCAAGCCCGGCCCCCCACATGGCAAGCTTGCCCGCGAAACCGAAAGCGCCCAGCAACTGCGGCAGCTGCATCGACAGCGCCCGCAGCCAGTCGGTCCCGGCGGCGATCTGCACAAAGAAATCCTGCACCTGAAAGCTGGCGTTGGAAAATGCCATGCTCATCCGCGCGGAAGCGGTGCCAGCGGTGCCCATCTGGCGCCCCGTGCCGGCCAGCTGGGCATCGAGAAGCTGCAATGCCCGCGCATGCTCCCGCTCACCGATCAGGTTCTGCGCCAGCGCCGCGTTCAGCGTTTCGAGACCAGCCTCATACCGTTTGCTTGATGCATAGACCGGATCAATCGAAGCCCGCAGGCTCTGATAGCTGGCTTTGGCCGATGCCACGGCGCGGGTATGCTCCGCCTGCGCCATCGCCGCGCGCTCGGCAGCCGTCGCAACACCCAGAAAACGGTTTGCAGCCTGATCAAGCAGAAGGTTAGCCTGTCGCTGCGTAACAGATCCTTGCTCGACATACCCTGCCAATTGCCTCTGCAATGCAGCATACTTTTGCGACGCCGCAAATGCGGGGTCAATCGAAGCTCGCAAGGCGTCAAATGCTGAAGAGTTCTGACGGGTCGCAGAAACCGCGCCGGACATCGCCTGCGAAACTTGCGTCCCCATGGTTCTTGCAGAATTTGCGACTGCACGCGCGCCACGCTCAAAATCGGAGAAATCCGCGACGATGGTCGCCCGCATCTGACCCGGAACACCCATTTCCCGCCCTATCTGCGCCATGGATCGAACCGGCGCCATTTCCTGTCATGGATCGAAAATGTGCGGCACGCATGCCGCACTAGGTCGCGCCCTGTTCATCAGCAATCTGGGCTGGCGACATGGCCAGAGGATCACTCCCGGCCTCCAGAGCTTCGGCATAGCCTCGGCACATGTCGAACAGTGCCTCGGCCTCCCAAGGTTCGCTGATACGCCCGGTCAAGCGCGCAAAGGCCTCGATCTCCGGCCAGTCTGCGGCACGGGGGCCGAAACCGTTGCTGCGAACCGGGTTCAGCCGGAACATCGCATCCAGCAGGTATTCCCCGCCATCAAGCTCGGGCAGCCCGAGCGGCTGTTTCAACCGCCGGGCACGCGCCAGCCAGCTCTCGCCATTGCAGTTGCGCGGCACGGCATGGAGATGGCCCCATTGCCGCGCCGCAAGGATCACGCGACCGAGGCGTTTCCCAGGTAATTCGCCCGCGAGGTTGCGAAATCGACAACCTGTTCGACGAAGGATTTCTCACCCTCGCGACCGTTCATCATCTGGAGGTTCAGGAACCACTCCGCATCCGCGGCGCTGGCTTCGGCCTTGCCGCGAAACACATTTTCGAACCCCCGGATCAGCGGCTTGGCCCCCTCGACCATTGCCATGTGCAGATCTTCCAGCGTTTCACCCTTCTCCGTCTTCTTCGCGCCGGAAACCTTGGCTTGCCGGATCGCGCGCAGAGCCGCCTGCGCCGTGCGGCTTTCGGTGCCGACCACCAGCACAATGCAGGGCTTCTGCTGTTCATCATCCGCATAGATCGGAGCGCCCGACGCCGGATCAACCAGATGCAGACGTTGCGGCGTTTCGGCGGCCGAGCGGCTGTCGAACTTCGTGAAATCCATGATCTTCATCCTTCAGGTTCTGGTTCAAGGGATGGGCGGCACCGGCTGAACCACGACCGGCGCCGCCCGGCTTACCTGCCCGACTGACCCACAGGTTGCCGGCCATGCACTCGGTCAGGAAAGATTAACGCACACTTATATACACACAGGCATTGACGTGCTGCCGACAAGTGTGTATATAAATACACATGAAAGGAGGGGCGATGGAGCTTGAAACGAATTCAAGAAAGCTCCTGAAAGTCTTGAAAGCAGAGGGTTTTGAGGAAGTGTCCAAGAAGGGTTCACACCTCAAGCTTCGGAAAGGGGATCGCACCGTGATCCTGCCGCATCCGAAGAAAGACCTGCCGCTCGGGACCGTCAGGAGCATCTACGAACAGGCCGGGCTTCTTTAGCCCGGCCACCCCATCGCCCCTCTACGAAACAACCACATGGGGTACTGCCATGCGCTACTACATCGCTATCGTTCACCAGGAAGGTGACAGTGCCTTCGGCCTGACCTTCCCCGACCTTCCCGGTTGCCATGCCGCTGCCGACAACTGGGCGGGCATCTCTGCCGCCGCGACCGAAGCTCTCGACCTCTGGTTCGAGGATATGCCAGACGTCGATCCCGCGTCGCTCGACCAGATCCGGACCCGCGCCGATGTGGCTGAAGCCATTGCAGGCGGCGCCGTTTTGCTGCCCGTACCCTATATCCCGGCCGACACCGCTCCGGAGCGGGTCAATATCTCGATGGAGCGTGGCTTGCTGCGCGCCATCGACGAAACCGCCAAGGCACGCGGCATGACCAGATCGTCCTTTCTGGCATCTGCGGCGCGCCGGGAACTGGTAGGCTCGGTTTGAGGCCTGACCAATGACCGAGGAAGAGGAAACCGAGTTCCAGATGATGCGCGCAGAGGCTGCAATCTACAAAGCCATTGCCGAGATTTCGCTTCAGAGGCTTCCCCAAGGCCAGGCATTCAGCCTGCTTGAAGCCTTCCGCGCGCATACTATGGCTTCGTCACCAATCCAATCGCTCGGGCCAAGCGCTTCAGAGCGCCTTTACCGCTTGCTTGATGAACTTCAGGGGAAGTACCCGCCGCCATCTCGCGGGTGATCCTTGTCAGTTCACACAGAAGCTCGTCCACGATTCTCTTCAGCGAACTGTTCACCAGCCTTCCCTCCTGTCCGGGTGCTTCGGCGCTTCTCGTTGAGGATCAGGCCCGCACGCCTGCGGGCCTGTCACCATATCAGACGCGGACCGTCGCGCTGTTGACGCGGAATTCGCCGGTCTGGCCTTTCATGGTCGAAGCGGTGCGCTGACGATCCTTCAGGTTCGCAACCTTCCCGAAGAAATAGGTGATCTGGCCATCGGGATCGGTGATCTTCACCGACACCTCGTCATTGGTGTTGTTCTTGGTCTTGAGGATCGTCTGGCCCGCATCGGTGCCATTGCTCAGGATGGTGAACGCAACCGATCCGCCGTCCAGCGCGCCATTGGCGTGGTTGGTGCGACCGGCCAGCGTGGTCTCGGTCACATCCTCCGAACTGTCGCCCACCTCGCCCCATTCGGTGATGCTGCCGACGGCAGTATAGGTCAGTGCCGCGAAACCCGCCTGATCGACGGTCGCGGGCACGGCGGCGGAAACGGCGACGGTGGCGCCGATGTAAGTGATGTATGCCATGGGATTCAGCCTTTTGATTTGCCCGCAACGGGCGATTCAGGTTGGGGGGAAAGTGCCGGAGCCGCCTTGGGCGCCTCGGAGTGGTCCACAGGATCGGGGTCAAACTGAAGGTTGAGCGCACCCGACAGTTCCTGACCACGCAGGAAGGCCACGTTGTCAGCACAGCGCAGCACATCATTGGTGGTCACGAGTTCGCCCTGCCGGGGAACCACATGGCCAGTCGGCAGCGGGACCGGACGCAGACCGGGATTGAGAATCTTCGCCATGATCACGCCCCCAGCAGCATGGCCACAAGGCCGGTTCCGGTGACATTGATCGTGCCCTGCAAATAGGCCGAGATGCTGTCGAGCGGCACCAGGCGGGATGCACCGGCAGGGATGGAGCCGACCGCATATCCGGCAGAGACATCGACATTGCCGATGCCCGGTGCCGGAACCACGGTTCCGTCAGCCCCGTCGATGATGCAGGAAACGGCACCAGCCGTAGGGTTGCGCAGGATGAGAATCTGCCCGGTGCCCGCCTCGTACGCGAAGGTGTTGCTGGAGGTCAGCGTCACCTCGGTCACGTTGCGGGCACCGGGACCGCCCATCGTCGTCTTCGTGATGGTTGCCATGTGGAGCCTTTCGGACATGGAAAAGCCCCGCCGGATGGCAGGGCCGGATTAACCCGCTGATCCTGCGGGCCAGGAGGTTCTTGATCAGAGCAGCTGACCCGCCAGTGTGCGCTGCCAGGTCACGCGAAAGTCGGCAGTGATGGTGGCGATCTTCTGTTCGCCCTCACCGTTGAGGGTGAAAGTCACTTTTTCGGGCAGCAGCATGATGCCCTGCGCGGCGAAAAACGGGCAGAGACAGGCCTCGATAGCGTCGGCGTCATCATCCAGATCAGCCTCCGGATCTACCCCGCCCAGCCGCTTCACCACGACCTGCAACAGCGTGGACCGGGTGAAATGTGACAGGGATTCGGGCTGGACGTTTTCCTGCGCGGTCACCACACCCAGCACCGGCAGGGCATCGGCCGAGATATTCCCTGCCCAGGCCGAGATTTGCGTGACATCCCCCATGCGAGGATCAGCCGCGAGGGCCTGCCGGGCCAAGGCCCGAAAATCGGAACGACGGCTCATTCGATGATCCTTTCCAGTTCGCAGATGACATGCGCGTCTGATGCGGTTGAACCGGCGGGCACCACGTTGAACACGGCGTAGATCTTGCCGTTACCCGGAGAGATCCGGTCCCCTTTGGCAAGCTCGGGCACCAGATTGTGCCGCACCCGCCAACTGGGCGAGGTGATCAGCACAGGGTGGCCGTCCGGATCAATGGCCTCGACCGGCGTTTCCCGAAAGATCGATTGCACGTCACGGGGCACCCCGCCCTTCGGCGTATAGGCAACCGGCGCGCCCAGCGTCTCCGCCAGCACCCCGGCCATGCCATCAAAAATGCTCGCCATGTCAGCCGGTCAGCCGGATACGGCCCGTGGTTTCCCCTGCGCCACTGCCAACCGCCGCCAATGCCTTGCCGATCAGCGTGTTGCCGCTGGAGGTCGTGGTGCAATACTTGTTGGTATTGTCCCAGTAGATTGCGGCGCCCACCGTCCAGGCCTGCGACCCGACCTTCAGGATATCAACGACGCCCACGAGCTGCGTCTCGACATCTGCACCGCTGACTGCGTCATGGACAGCAACGCCGAAGATGGTCCCGACCAGAAGGCCCGCGCCCGAGGCCACGTCATAGGGCGCGGGAAGCGTGATCCGCTCGCCGCGCTGCACATAGTTCTTCATGTTCCGATCCTTTCGGTTGTCGATTGAACCCGGCATCCATGCAGGGCGAATGACGAAGGGCGGCCCGGAAGCCGCCCTTTCGTCAGGTCATGTCGTCGCCCGATCAGGCGCCGGCGTTCTTGTAGCCGCCGCGGAAATCAATGGCGCCGCAGCCGAAGTCGTGTTCCAGCGAGAACTTGGTGCCCTGCACACCGAAGGGATCTTCCATGCGGAAGCGCGGCGCGGCGTAGCCTTCCAGCAGGCCCCATTCGAAGCACGGCGCCTCATCGACCGAGGCGAAGACGTACCAGGCGTTGCCGGTGATCTTGGCGGTGATGACCGGCGACATGACCCCTGAGAACGGGTTCACATTGCCCGCCTGCTGTGCCTGAATCGGCGCGAGGATCTGCTGCGCCTCGGTTTCCTTGTCCGGCCCGCACAGCAGGATCGCGGCGGTCAGTTCCAGTTCTGCACCATCCAGCGACTTGCGTTTGCGCAAAGCGGCGCGCGCAAGGCTCAGCGAGGCGATGTTGATCGCCGCCGCCGTCCCGGCTTTGGTGCCATCGGTCGTATTGAACACCTGCCGGGTGGTTTCGAGCAGCGTCGGACCATCGGCATTCGAACCGCCCAGCATCATGGTGTAGAAGGTCCGGTCCTCGAACCGCGCCACCGCATTGCCCCGGTCGTTCAGCACCTGCATGATGCCGTCGAGACTGTCATTGACCAGCAGTTGCCGCGACAGCAGCACCTGCACACCATAGGCCAAAACCTTGGTCTTTTCCTTCGACTCGCTGAAGCTGCCCGCCTTCAGCTCGCCCGCCTCGGGGCTGACCGGCTGAAGATCCGGGAAGTCACCCACGCGCACGGTGGTGTGGTCGCGGAAATCCACATAGGTCCTCTGCCGGGCGATGCGACGGTAGGTCGGCTGTGCTTGCGCATAGCGCGCGGCCAGCGAGCGGTTCATGGCATTTTCCAGCAGCGCCGGGAAATCGCTGGTCGAATGGAAGGCCATGCGCAGCGTTTCCTCGCGCCCCGCGAAATGCCCCGGCACCCGGCGCTGGCCCAGCCGTTCAGCCGCCATCTCGACGATGGAGAAATCCATATACTGCCGGGACAGGTCGGCCGGTTCGGCGCGGGTCAGGCGGGCGACAAGTGCACCTTCCATGCCCAGGCGGCGGGTTTCGGTTTCATCGCGGCCGCGTTCGGTAACGCGCATCGGGCCGGGCGCCGGTTCGCGTTGCGCCATGGTCGCCATGAACCGCGATCCGGCCATATCGGCCGCCGTGCCATCATTGATCAGCGCGGTCACATCCGCATCGGTCAGGCGACCGGCTTCAACGAACGGGCGGGCCATGCTCTGGATCATGGTGACGCGGTTGCGCTCCGCCATGATCGCCGCCTGCGGATCGGGCGCGGGCGACGGCGGGGTCTGGATCTGCGTCGGCGCCGGGGTCTGTACCGGCGCGGTGGGGTTGGTCGGATCGGGCATCACATGCTCCATGGTTGCGGCCACCGGGGCCGGGGCACCGCCGGGGGCGGCAGGGTTGCGGGGCGCGGCAGTGCCACGGCCCGGAGATTTGTCGCGCATCATCGCGGCATAGGCGGTCATGTCGCGCTGCATGCGGGCGCGCAGCGCATCGTCGAAGCTGGGCGGGGCTGCGCTCGCGTCAGTGCCATCGGCCACCGCATCGGCGAATCCCGCCTCGATGGCGGCCGAGGCGCTGTAGAAGGTTTCGGCATTCATGATGGCAAGAACGGCTTCGATGCTCTGGCCCGACCGATCCGCATAGACCTGGGCATAGCCCCGGGCCAACATGTCGAGGAAATCGGCCTGTGCACGGTGATCCTCTGCCCCGCCATAGGCATAGCCGGAAGGGTTGTGCAGCATGATGAACGATCCCGCCGTCATCTCGCGCTGCGCGGCCCCCATCAGCAGAAGCGAGGCCGCAGAGGATGCCTGCCCCTCGACAATGACACGGCAGCCGCCGGGATGGCCTTGCAGCGCCGTGCGGATCGCCTCGCCCGCCACCGGATCGCCGCCGCCGGAATTCAGACGCACGGTGATGCGCCCCTCTCCCATGGCCAGAAGCGCCTCGCGGACCATGGCCGGACAGAAGAAGATCTCTTCCTCCCAGGCCCATCCCGCCGCCTCATCCGACATCACATAGCCCGACAGCACCAGCTCGCCGCCGATGATCAGGTCCGCCCCGCGTCGTCTCATACCACAGTTCCTTCGGGATTGGCCTTGGCCCGGCTTTCGCGGGCGGTCGGCAGGTTGCTTGCCCCAGTCGGGGCGAGGTTCGCATCGCTGTCCTTCTGCGCATCTTCCGCGCGCTCGCGGCGAATGCGCTCGGGGTCGAGCCCGAGCGTGCGCTGGACGTTCTGGCGGCTGTTCACACCCCCGTCGATCTGCTTCAGAAAGGCGTCGATTTCATCATTCGGGTCGATCAGCGGACGACGCGGCGGCGTATGGTTCAGCCGAATGACCTCGGTAGGCAGCACGCGCTGCATGGCCCAGGACTCCCGGACCCAACGCTCGACCCCCATGCAGAACTGCATGATGACCATGCGTTGCCAGCGTTCGACATTGCGGTCCATCTCCATCCGTCCCATGCGGCCACTGGAGAAATTGGTCCCGCTCAGATCCCCCGT